TATCGAGGATTCTGTATGAATAGACCTGATAAACATTATACAAAACTTTCTAAAACTGAAAAAGAATTAGGAGGAATGCCAAACTCAAGTGAGGATGTTAAACAGGCACACGCTTCGGCAATTGAATCTTACATAGATGAACATATTGGTTTTAAGTCTGAAGAAGAAATGGGGGATTGTGTTTTTACAAGAACTTTAGAAGATTGGGCAAAGTTTGATATTAACAATAGAACTAAGTTTGATGCTAGTATATCATCAGGTTTAGCGATAATGGCAACACAAAAACATCTCTATACACCTCAGAAAAAAGTTACAAAAATAAAGGTTAACTTTGCGAGGTATAGTAACAAGGGTACACAAAGCGAAATCATTAGATGAAGAAAGTAGACATAAACATACAATCTGCAGGTTTCCCTAGTCAATTTGTTTCAGATAGTGAGAAAGCTACTGAAGAGTTCGGTTTACAAATCGGGCAAGCCATTCAATATGAGTGGTTCAAAAAAGATAGTGGGAGTTGTAGGTTTTACAATCAATCGGCAGACTTTCATAGGTTGCGTTTATACGCACGAGGAGAGCAGTCTGTAGGAAAATACAAAAACGAATTAGCAGTAGACGGAGATTTATCTTATCTAAATTTAGATTGGACTCCTGTTCCTGTACTCCCTAAGTTTGTGGATATCGTAGTTAACGGTATGCAAGGACGAGAGTTTGTTCCAAAAGCTTTTGCACAGGATGCAATGTCTCAATCTAAGAGAAGCAAATATCAACAAATGGTTGAAGGACAAATGGTCGCTAAACCTTTACTTGAAGTTATTCAAGAAAAAACAGGAGTAAACCCTTTTACAGTTACACCTGAAGAGTTACCTAATACAGATGAAGAACTTAAGTTGTATATGCAACTTAACTATAAACCTGCAATTGAGATTGCAGAGGAAGAAGCTATCAGTACTTTGTTTGAGGCTAATAAATATGATGACATTCGTAAGCGATTAGATTATGATATGACTGTCTTGGGTGTTGCAATGGCAAAGCACGAATTCTTAATGGGAGATGGTGTAAAAATTAATTATGTAGACCCTGCAAATGTGGTGTACAGTTATACTGAAGACCCAAACTTTAAAGATTGTTTTTATTGGGGAGAAATTAAAACAGTTCCTCTTACAGAATTATTAAAGATAGACCAATCATTAACTACTGAAGACTTAGAAGAAATATCTCAATCAGCACAGAGTTGGTATGATTATTATAATACTGCACAGATGCAGCAGAATGATATCTTCTACAGGGATACTGCAACCTTAATGTATTTCAACTATAAGACAACTAAAAAAGTTGTTTATAAAAGAAAAATTCAGGACAACGGTAACGTAAAAATGGTAGAGAAAGATGATTCTTTTAACCCACCTGCAGATATGCAAGAAGAAGGAAACTTTGAAAAGGTTGAAAAGACTATTGATATGTGGTACGAAGGTGTTATGGTTATGGGAACCAACATTATGCTTCAATGGAGAATGATGGAAAATATGGTAAGACCACAATCAGCATCACAATATGCAATACCTAACTATGTAGCAGCAGCACCAAGAATGTATAAAGGTGCTATTGAATCTTTAGTTAGACGTATGATACCTTTTGCAGATTTAATTCAGATTACTCATTTGAAGTTACAACAAGTAATTGCAAGAGTTGTACCGGATGGTGTCTTTATAGATGCAGATGGTCTTAATGAAGTTGACTTAGGTACGGGTAACGCATACAATCCTGAAGATGCATTGAGAATGTATTTTCAAACAGGTAGTGTTATTGGTAGAAGTTATACTCAAGATGGAGATTATAATCAAGCTAAGGTTCCAATTAAAGAACTTCAGTCCTCATCGGGTGCTTCTAAAACTCAGATGCTATTAACAAACTACAACCATTACTTAAACCAAATAAGAACAGTTACAGGATTAAACGAAGCACGAGATGCTAGTTCTCCTGATGCTAACTCATTAGTTGGTTTACAAAAGATGGCAGCATTAAATTCAAATGTAGCAACAAGACATATTCTTGATGCAAGTTTATATATTTATAGAAGTTTAGCTGAAGCTATTACTTATAGGGTTGCTGATATTTTACAATACTCTGATTTTAAAGAAGAGTTTATAAATCAAATTGGTAAATACAACGTATCTATCTTAGGAGATATTAATGAACTATACATATATGACTTTGGAATCTTTATTGAACTATCACCTGATGAAGAACAAAGAGCACAACTTGAACAGAACATTCAGATGGCTTTATCTAAAGGAGATATTAATCTTGAAGATGCAATAGACATTAGAGAACTTAAAAACATTAAGTTAGCTAATCAACTTCTTAAAATGAAGAGAGTTGGAAAGCAAGAGAAAGAAGAGAAGATGGCTATGCAGCAACAACAAGCACAAGCAGAAGCACAACAGGCTGCAATCGCTGCTCAAGCACAGGCTAATCAACAACAACTTCAAATGGAAACACAAGCTAAGTTACAATATAGACAAGGTGATATTTCTTTTGAAATTGAAAAGATGAAGCAAGAGGCTATGTTAAAATCTCAATTGATGCAAGAAGAATTCAATTTGAATATTCAGCTTAGGGAGATGGATGCAAAACAATTACAAGGTAGAGAAGACCAAAGAGAAGATGCAAAGTCAGGAAGAATTTCTCAACAAAATACCGAACAAAGTAGATTAATAAATCAACGTAAAAATAATTTACCTCCACAGAGGTTTGAATCTAACGAGGATAGTTTAGATGGTTTTGACCTAGCGGAATTCAATCCAAGATAATCGTCTAAATCATTAACATTTTTAGTGTAACTTTGTATAAAATATAATCTAATCTAAATATAATATGGAATTTAAAGTAAAATCAGTTGAGGCGGTGGAAGAAAAATCCTCTCAACAAATTGAACAAGAACTATTAAACAAGCACGAAGAGTCGTTTACAGATGTTGGTGAATCAAATAGCACAGACAATACTGTAACACTTACAGACACAACAAATACAACTACTGCTGAGGAGACTCCGGTAGCTGAACAAGATAAAGAAATTACATCTTCAGAAGTAAGTGAGGATGACGTTCTTAAATTTATTGGAAAAAGATATGGGAAAGAGATAAACTCATTAGATGAGTTTAATCAAACTAGGGCAGACAATGAACCGCTACCCGAAGATGTATCCAAATATCTTAAATATAAAAAAGACACAGGTCGTGGAATCAATGACTTCTATGAATTACAGAAGGATTATGATGAAGTAGAACCTGATAAATTGTTAGCTGATTATCTATCTGCAACCGAAAAAGGGTTGGATGCTGATGACATACAAGACTTAATGGAAGAGTATTCTTTCGATGAAGACTTAGATGACGAAAAGCAAATTAGAAAAATTAAGCTATCAAAGAAAAAAATTATTGCGAAAGCCAAAGATTATTTTGCTGAACAACAGGAAATGTATAAAGTCCCTCTAGAGTCTAGGGGTGCTTCTGATTCTGAAAAAGCAAAAGAAGATGAGGAGTATAACCAATATGTTAACAATGCGAAGACGGAAAGCGATAGACTCAAAAGAAATAGAGAGGTTTATCTACAAAAAACAAGTGATGTGTTTGACGAGTTCAAAGGTTTTGAGTTCGAATTAGATGGCAACAAAATTTTGTTTTCTCCCGGTGATGCTGCGGAACTAAAAAAGATTCATTCTAACCCTGTAGAATTTAGCAATAAATATCAAGGAGAAGACGGAACTTTAAAAGATGCAGCAGGATATCACAAGTCATTAGCAATGGCAATGCAACCTGATAGGTTTGCGAAGTTTTTTTTCGAACAAGGTAAGTCTGCTGCAGCCGATGAATCAATGAGAAAAATGAAAAATGTGAATATGACTACACGGTCTGCTCCTGAAACTTCGTCTACTAAAGGTGGTATGCAAATTAAATCTGTAACTCCCGACCACGGTAGAGGGTTAAAGATTAGGAGTAAAAGAAAATAATTAATAATTTAAAAAAAAACAAAAATGAGTGTATCAAATATACCCGGTTTTGACTTACAACCAAGTGCTCAGAGAGTACCTGTACGTTCAAACTACATTACAAACTTCGATTTCTTAAATCAGTATCTTCCTGATACTTACGAAAAAGAATTCGAAAGATATGGAAACAGAACTATCTCTTCTTTCTTAAGAATGGTTGGTGCTGAAATGCCATCAAACTCTGACCTTATCAAATGGGCAGAACAAGGAAGATTACATACCAAGTATACTAACTGTACAACTGCAGTAGCTGCAGGTGTAGATGTTGCTGACTTTACAATAAACGATGCGTTAAATCCTGCATTTGTTAATGCAGAATCAGGTTCTATCGCAGTTCGTGTTGGACAAACAGTAATGATTTCTGACAACGCAGGAGCAGGTAGTGTTAAAGCTATCGTAACTGCAGTAGATTATGCTACAAGAGTTATCTCTGTTGCATTTTATAACGCAGGTGGTTTAACTACTGTAGCTGCACAAGTTTATTCTTTGTTCATCTATGGTTCTGAATTCAGAAAAGGAACAGAAGGAATGGCAGGTTCATTAGAAGCTGATGATTTCATCTTCGAGAATTCTCCTATCATCATCAAAGATAAGTATGCAGTATCAGGTTCTGATATGGCGCAAATCGGATGGGTAGAAGTAACTACTGAAAATGGAGCAAATGGATACCTATGGTATTTGAAGTCTGAGCACGAAACAAGATTACGTTTTGACGATTATCTTGAGACTGCAATGATTGAAGCAGTTCCTGCTGAAGCAGCTTCAGGAGCAATTGCTACTACAGGTGATGTAGGTAACAAAGGTTCTGATGGTATTTTCTACGTTGTAGAGAACAGAGGAAACGTATGGGGAGCAGGTAATCCAACAACTCTTGCAGAGTGGGATTCAATTATCTCTAGACTTGATAAGCAAGGTGCTATTGAAGAAAACGTTGTATTTGTAGATAGAGATTTCTCTTTCGACATTGACGATATGTTATCTCAACAATCATCTAATGCAGCAGGTGGTGTTTCTTATGGTCTTTTTGACAATGAGAAAGATATGGCTTTGAACTTAGGTTTCACAGGATTCCGTAGAGGTTATGATTTCTACAAGTCTGATTGGAAATACTTAAATGACCCAACAATGCGTGGTGGTTTACCAACTGCAGCAGGTTCAGGTAGAGTTAATGGACTTTTAGTTCCTGCAGGTTCTACTTCTGTGTATGACCAAATCTTAGGGAAGAACGCTAAGAGACCATTCTTGCACGTACGTTACCGTGCTTCAGAAACTGAAGACAGACGTTACAAGACTTGGATTACAGGTTCAGCAGGTGGAGCAGAGACTTCTAGCTTAGATGCTATGGAGGTTCATTTCTTATCTGAAAGAGCAGTATGTACTTTAGGTGCTAACAACTTCTTCTTATTCAACCAATAAGAAGTAAATAACTAAAAGGGGAGGCAACTAAAATTGGGTGTTGCCTTCCTTTTTTTTTAATTTTAAATTTTAAATTTTAATCTAATTCTATTATAATGAAAACAAAAAAGAAAGTTTATGTGGACAAACAATATCGTTTGACACAATCGGTGGCTCCGTTAGCCTTTATGTTACCAACAAGAAACAGTAAAAGATTTCCTTTAATGCACTTCGATGAAGAGACCGGTGTCAATCGTTCTTTGAGATATGCAAGTAATCAAAAAAGTCCTTTCGAAGATGAACAAGATGGCAATGCTTTGTTGACACCTATTATTTTTGAAGACGGATTTTTACACGTTGCAAAAGAAAATCAAATACTTCAAGAATTTTTACACTATCACCCTTTAAGCGGAAAGAAGTTTGCTGAAGTTAATGCAGCTTTAGATGCAGAAGCAGAGGTAGAGATGTTAATGATAGAAGCTGATGCGTTAGTAGAAGCTAAGTCATTATCAATAGACCAATTAGAAACTGTATGTAGAGTCTTATTTAATAAAGACACTTCTAAGGTTTCAACTGCAGAATTAAAGAGAGATGTTTTAGTGTATGCTAAAAATTATCCTTCAGACTTTATGGATGTTATTAATGACCCTGAATTAAAAATACAAGCAACTGTTCAACAGTTTTTTGACAAAGGTCTTTTATCGTTTAGAAAAAGCAATAAAGAAGTATGGTTTAGCACATCAACAAACAAAACCAAAATGCTTAATGTACCTTACGGACAAAATGGTATGGACTTAGTAGTCTCACATTTAAAGTCTGACGATGGATTAGAGGTATTAAAGTACCTTGAAAGCTTATAATAATTATATTATCTTTGTAAGATAGTCACTATCACGAAGATGGTGTTTTTTACTAACTTTTAAAAATTAACGATTATGAACAAGTATTTACAATTTGCAGTAGAAGATTTCGAACCGGTACAACTTGCAGTTGGAAGCGGTTTAGTAGTAGGAGTAATAGCAGGAGACGGTCTTTCTGTTATCATTCATTCTGTAGACAACGCATCAACCTACACATTAGTAGGAACAGGATTTACAGTTGCTATGGGTGATGCTATCAATGCAGCACTTATTGTTGCAGCACAAACTAATTGGATGAAAGCAGTTTCATATGTACAATTACCAATTGGTCAAGCAGTAACAGGACTTACTATTGCTTAATTAAAAAATCTTTTTAATTATTTAGAGACCTCTTCATTTTTGAAGGGGTCTTTTTATTTTGTTTATCTTTGTACAAAAGAATACAGATGATAAACTCAGTTAGACAAACGGTAATGTCAGTTCTGAATAAAAATAACTACGGCTATATCTCGCCTTCTGACTTCAATTTGTTTGCAAAGCAGGCTCAGTTAGATTTGTTTGAGAATTATTTTTACTCATATAACTATCAAATATCGAAAGAAAATGCAAGGCAATCAGGAACAGGATATGCTGATATAACAAAAGGACTAGAAGAAGTTATTGATACTTTCTCTGTTCAGTTACCTTTATTAAATGCAGGAGGTAGTTTGTATTTCCTTCCATCATTGACAACTACTAGCAATGATTATTATTTAATAAACAAGAACTTAGTATACAATAGAGAACTAGCAGAAGGGACTACTACCGCAACAAATGGTGGTGGTGTTTTAGTTGAGGATGCTACCGCAGATTTTATTAATGATGGTGTAGTGGTGGGTGATATTGTTTCTACAGTAACAGGTGGTATAACATATAACACTATTATAATTACAGTAACAAGTGCAACAGAATTAATTGTTGCGCCTACATCAGGTGCAATTGTTTGGAATGCTATTGGTAAAACTTATAACATTTATTCTGCAAACAATATTAAGGAAGCAGAAAAAGTAACTCATAGTAAAATTACTATGTTAAACAATTCTGTTTTAACTAAACCAAATCTTACATACCCTGCATTCACACAGAACGGGGATTTTGCGCAAATTTATCCTAACACAGTTGACGGAATTGGGCAGTTGGTTTCACAGTATATTAGATTTCCTTTTGTTCCTAAATGGACATATGTTGATTTAACAAACGGAGAGCCTGCATTTGATGAAGGAGCCGTAGATTATCAAGATTTTGAATTACCAAATGATGATGAGGTTAATTTAATTATGAAAATACTTCAGTACGCAGGTATGAGTATTAGAGAAATA